GGCGAAACCGTTTCGCACGGGATATGTGCAGACTGTATGCTGACGCACTTCCCCGACCTGGCCGACGAACCGGCCAACACTTTTGCCGGCCGTGTGGTCGGCAACCCTGCCAACGCCTCGGTTCCGGACAGTTCAGGGGTGAAGGCAGGGTGTTCTTTCGGACCGGCGCGGTCGCTGTTTGCGCGCTCCATCGGATTGTCTGCCGATGGGATTGAGGGGATTGAGGAAGGGCCGCGCTGGTCTTTGTTTTCACCGCGCAACCGGTTCCGTCCGGGCGTGCTTGGCAACCTGATGCTCCGCAGCGGGGCGCTACGGAGGGTCGCATGAATAAGATCGAGTTTAAGTTTCGGCTGCACCTTGTTCTGTCGCTGCTTTTAGGAGTCCGCGCGTGCGTTTGTCGCATCAACGGCGTGCTGGGCCGCGGCCCGATTACTTACGACGCCACCGGCCGCTACGGAGTCGGCGGTCACACGTTCACGGCCGAGGATGTCGGCGCAATCACAATCGAGCACGATGTCGTGACCGTTCACCTTGGAGAACTCGGATGAACCCAACCACTTTCACGGGGCTGGCCGCACGGCCGGCGATAATGACAGCGGGCGGAATGCAATGTTCCGCGCTACAGCTTGCGACAACGGACCGTTGAGGCCATCACCACAAATCCCACCAAGTCCAGCCCCGTCGATTTCACACCAATGAGAACACCACCTGAGAAAGTCCGTCCCTACCACCTGCCGGAAAAGGAGCGAAACCAGTTCCTTGAGCTTTTCCACGAAGTCGGCCTGTGCGCCTTCGAGGTGAACTACGCAAACGGCTGGTGGGAGACGCGCCACAAGGCGATTGACGCGACGCCAGAGATTGCGCCGGCCGTCTACATTGGCTGCCTTGGCCTTGTGACCAGCGAGGTTGCGGAGGCGATGGAGGCGGTTCGCAAGCACGATCCGAAGACATGGGGAGATGCCGAGACAAAGGACACGTTAGTTCGCGAGTTGGCCGGGACAATCGTGCGCGTCATGGACCTAGCGCATCACCTGCACCTTGACCTTGGCGAAGCCCTGCTTTCCGAGATTGAGGCGAATGCAAAGAGGGGGCACATGCACGGGGGGAAGAAGGCTTAAACAACTTTCAACTCCGCGCGTTGCTCCGAGGCTGAAACGCTAGCAGGCCAAAGTCCGGCGCGCGGGGTGAATCTCACAACAAACCAAAAAGCACATGAGCAAACTGAAAGCAAAAGCGCCGGAGCTAATCAAACCCGGCAAACTCAAAGCGGTCCTGTTTGGGCCAAGCGGCGTGGGCAAGACCACGTTGGCCCTGTCGTTCCCTAGTCCGTATTACTTTGACGTTGAGGGCGGCGCCAAGGGTCCGCAATACCGTGAGCTACTCAAGGCAAGCGGAGGCGCCTACATGGGGCCAGAAGACGGCACCCTGAGCTTCGACACGCTGATTGAGCAGATGCAGGCGTTGTCCACCGAGCAGCATCCCTACAAGACGCTGATCGTGGACAGTCTTACTAAGCTGTTTCAGACCACAATCGCCGCCGAGGCCGAACGGCTGGGCGACAAGGACGCCTTTGGAGCATCCAAGAAGCCCGCGGTGGCCGCCATGCGCCGGCTGGTCATGTGGGCGACCCGGTTGGACATGAACATATGGTTCGTCTGCCATGAAGCGTCCGAGTGGGGCATGGTCAACGGCCAGCGCACTGAGATTGGCAAGATTCCCGACGTGTGGGACAAGCTCATCTATGAGTTGGACTTGGCTATCCAAGCCAACAAGCGCGGAAGCTCGCGCATCGCCATTGTCCGCAAGAGCCGGATCACGGCATTCGAGGATGGGTCGCAGTTCCCGCTGGATTACTCCGAGTTCATCGCCCGCGCCGGCAAGGACGCGGTGGAGGCAGCGTCCGAAGCCATCACGCTCGCGCTGCCGGCTCAGGTCGCAGAAGTGAAGCACCTTCTCGAAATCGTCCGCATTCCCGAAGCCGACATCCAAAAGGGTTTTGAGAAGGCGGAAGTCGCCGACTGGTCCGAGATGACTTCGGACCAAATCACCAAGTGGATCACGTTCCTAAAGAAGAAAATCAGCGCATAACACCATGACATTCACACCCAAGACAGAAGCACAACTCCGCGAGCGTAGCCTGTGGCCGGAAGGTTCCTACGACTTCCGCGTTGCCGAGGCTACGGAGTGCCAGAGCAAGGCCGGCAATGACCAGATCAAGCTCAAGCTCGTAATCTACAAAGGCGAGGCGACCCGGTTCGTTTACGACTACCTGCAAGCTTCGCTCGAATACAAGCTGCGCCATTTCTGCGAAGCCACGGGCCTGTTGGCGAAATACGACTCCGGCCGGCTGAACGCGGATGACATGGTGGGGCGGGAAGGCATCGCGCAAATCCGCATTGAACCCGCCAGCGGCAACTACGAGGCCAAGAACGCCGTGAAGGATTACGTCGTGAAGAAAGCGGACATTCGCCGGCCGGACACCAAGACGGCGAGCCTTCCGCTAACTGCGAAGCCGTCTGCGGCTCAATCGCAGGCAAGTGAAGAAGTCGATGAACCGCCGTTTTAATCCTTCAACCAAAGGCACCCCATGAACCCTCCCCTGTTCGGACCCTCAGTCATCCAGGCGCTCCTAGAGCGTCAATCCCGAGAACTCGCGGCCGATTGCTGCGACCAAGCGGCCGATGCGCTGCTCAACTCGGAAGACGGAACGCTTTCAGTTTCGTTCACCTTCAAGCTCGCCAAGACTCACAACGCGGTTTGTTCAACACCCGTCGCGGCCTTCTCCGTCCGCACCAAGATCGACGGCGAGGAAGATTCGGAGGCCATTGCGGACCCAAGCCAACCGGAGCTTTTGGAAGGGGGCGCGCGATGAGCAAAGACACTGAACAATTCCTCGCACGCCGCGCCGCGTGGCTCAATAACGCCGCCGACGCTATCCAAACTAACAGCCCGCTCCTGTCACGTCGCGAGGCTATTGAAGTCGCCAAGATCGCGCTCAAATCATGGCAGGATTTGCGCCCGTGCATTGAGTGGCAGGAAACCGCGGATTTCATCCAAACGCTATGAAACCACTCGCCTTCTTCGTCTCCGGCCTCCCCAAAGGCCAACCGCGCGTAAAAGCCTACAAACGCGGCAACCATGCCGGGGTCTATGATCCTGGCACCGCCGATGCGTGGAAGGGGTGCGTGCGTGCGGAGTTCAACAGCCGCTCTGCTGAGCTTGGTAAGCCCGTCTATATGGGTCCGGTCGCCGTCGCCATGCGCTTCGTGATGCCGAGGCCGAAGTCGCACTTACGGGCAAGCGGATGGGAGCTAAAGCCAACCGCGCCCCGCTACGTGACCAGCAAGCCCGACGCGGACAACCTCGCTAAGGCCGTTCTCGACGCCCTTACCGATGTCAGCGCATGGACCGATGACAGCTTGGTTGTGAGCTTGAGCATCGTGAAAACCTACGGCAGCGAGACAGGCTGTGAGGTTCAGATTTCACCACTGACGCAGGAGGTTTCCCGTGAGTGAGGTTAGCAACAAGAGCATTCCAAGCTACGACGAGTTTGTAGCCTCAAAGGTCAGGAAGGCTTTTGACACCGGCTTTGAGCCAAAGCCATTCACCGCATCGCTCTTTGAGTGGCAAAAGCGGATAGTCACCTGGGCTGTCAGAAAAGGACGTTGCGCCTTGTTTGAGGACTGCGGGCTCGGCAAAACCATCCAGCAAATCGAATGGGCCAACCAAGTGCAGCAACACACCGGAGGGCTGGTGCTGATTCTATGCCCGCTGTCAGTAGCGCAGCAAACGCAACTGGAAGCGGAACGGTTTGGATTCCCGAAGGTTCACCGGCTCAAGGAGCGCGAGGACGTTCCTGCCTCTGGGCTTTGCGTCTGCAATTACGACCGACTCGACAAGTTCGAGGACGTGCAATTTGCCGGCGTCGTCTTGGATGAATCGTCCATCCTGAAGTCATTCGACGGCAAGTTGCGTCGCTACATCACGGACCGATTCAGCGCGACGCCGTATCGTCTCTGCTGCACGGCGACGCCAGCGCCAAACGACTTCACGGAGCTTGGTCAGCACGCCGACTTTCTGGGGATCTGCTCCCCGGCTGAAATGCTGGCGACCTACTTTATCAACGACACGTTCGATACCGGCACCTGGCGGTTGAAAGGGCACGCGGAAGACCTGTTCTGGGAATGGGTGTCGTCGTGGGCTGTGTGCATCTCCAAGCCTTCCGACATCGGCTTTGATGATGCTGGCTTCGCGTTGCCTCCGGTCAACACGACCATCATAAATGTGGAGTTTGAGGAAGCGCCGGACTTTGAGACGGGCGAACTGTTCAAGTCCAACGAAGTGTCCGCGACTGAGCTTCATTCTGAGCTTCGCAAGACGATGAAAGAGCGCGTGGAAGCGGCTGCCAACATCGTCAACAAATCGTCGGACCCGTTCGTTGTGTGGTGCGAGGCTAACGAAGAAAGCGAACTGTTGGCGTCTATGATACCGGATGCTGTTGAGGTTACCGGATCAATGTCGTCGGACGTGAAGGAGCGCAACCTACTGGCGTTTAGCAGCGGGCAAAAGCGGGTCATCGTCAGTAAGCCGAAGTTGGCTGGGTTCGGGCTGAACTGGCAGCATTGCTGGAATGAGATATTCGTCGGCCTGTCTCACTCGTTTGAGAAGATGTATCAGGCCGGAAAACGGATTCATCGGTTTGGCCAGAAAAAACAGGTCAACCGTTACATCGTCCAAACCCGTCGGCAGGAATCCATCCTCAAGACGGTAATCCGAAAGCAGATTCAGCACGAATCCATGCGTGCGTTAATCAACAAGACCAAAAGCCAACTAGAGGGAGCATCGAACATCGTGACACTCAAGACAGACATTGAATCGGTTTCAGAAGGAAAGTGGACCGTCTACAACGGCGATTGCGTCCGCGTCGCCAGCACGCTTGCCGACGAGTCCATCGGATTCAGCGTGTTCAGCCCGCCGTTTGCCGACCTGTTCACCTATTCGTCGGACATCCAAGACATGGGCAACTGCGGCGGACTCGACGAGTTCATGGTTCAGTTCGGATACCTGATCGACCAGTTGCATCGCGTCACGATGCCGGGCCGCGAGTGCGCGGTTCATTGCTGCGACCTGCTGGCGACCAAGTGGAAGGATGGCAACATCGAACTGAAGGACTTCAGCGGCGCCATTGCCACGGCGTTCCGGCAACGCGGCTGGCTGTTTCATTCGCGCATCACAATCTGGAAGTCGCCGGTCACCGAAATGCAGCGCACCAAAGCACACGGGCTGCTCTACAAGACGCTGCGGACCGATAGCAGCAAGAGCCGCGTCGGAGCGCCGGACTATCTGCTGGTCTTCAAAAAGAAAGGCGACAACCCGAAGCCAATCACGCACGACGAAACATCGTTCCCGCTGAATTTGTGGCAGGAGATCGCATCGCCCGTCTGGATGACGGTTAACCAGGGACGTGTGCTCAACGGAGAAATCGCGCGGGAAGATGCCGACGAGCGCCACATCTGCCCGCTCCAGTTGGATGTCATCGAACGCGCCTTGCACATGTGGAGCGCCAAGGATGACTTGGTGTTCTCACCGTTCACAGGCATTGGTTCGGAAGGCTATTGCTCGGTCAAGATGGGCCGGCGCTTTGTCGGATCGGAGTTGAAGACGAGCTATTGGAAAACAGCCATTGATAACCTTCGCCGCGCGGATGTTGAATCCAAAGACCTTTTCCAATGAGCACGCACCGCCTACTAGATGCCGTCAAACCCGGTCTAACCGCCGATTCAATCCGCGAAATGCTCGCCCGCAACGGCATGACCGTGGTGGCCAAGCCGGCAAAGCTGTGTGATAAGACGCGCAAGATGCCCGGCAAGGTTCGCCGGCCGCGCGCTGAATCGGTCGCACTAGCCGCTCAGATGCGAAGCCAAGGCAAGGACAACACCGACATCGCCGCGGCGCTAGGCGTCACGCGCCATTACGTTTCCGAGCTATTGCCGCGGGAAGAGAACGGAAAGAAGACCAAACACCCGCCGGCTAATCGCGTGAAGCCTATGCGCCAAAGCGTGCGAATGCAGAACGTCCAAGCGCGTCGCGAGAAGGACCGGGAGTTTGCCATCGCGAAGCGCAAAGAAGGTTGGACGATGGCGGTAATCGCTGGCGCCTTGGACCGTTCGCCGCGCTACGTGCAGGACATCCTGCCTCAGGAGTGGTGCGGGAACCTCAACAAGGGCCACAACGCGGAGGTGCTTAGGACGCATCCGAAGTGCGTGGCGATGCGCGGGGCTAGGGTGGTGAGGGAGGCAAAAGCATGAGCGACACACCAAAAAAAGAGCCGGTCATGGAAGCCGGGCAACTGACCTATGGGCAGGAAAACGACTGCTGCGACGACAGCACGATTGGCCAATACATCGAAATCGAATCTCACGACGGAGGCGCTGGAAAATACTTCACGATCAAAACCGAGCGTTGGGCATTTG